ATCATCGACACCGAGCCAGAGATGGCCGAGACGTTCTCACAGAACGGCGGCAGCAAACACCGCGACAGTGGCCACATCACTTGGCTCAAGAACCGGGCAGAGCAGCGCCTCAAGCTGTTGGCCAAGTGGAACCCCAAGAAGTACGGCGACAAGGTCGACGTCACATCTGGCGGCAAGCAGGTTGGCCTGGCCATCAACATCGACCTGAAACCGGAGGCAGCATGAAATTCCGCAAGAAGCCCGTCGTGATCGAGGCCACCCAGTGGTTCAAGATGGGCGACCATCCCGAAGTGACGCACAGCATCCATCGCGGCTGGGGCAAGGTCGCCACGCTTGAGGGTGACATGACTGTGATGCCAGGCGACTGGATCATCACCGGCGTGAAGGGCGAGCACTACCCGTGCAAGCCGGACATCTTCGAGATGACCTACGAGCCGGCTCCTATGGTGGGGGCTGCACCATGACCACATCAGACCTTGGATACTTTGCAATGGGCATGGGTGTGCCCTTGGTGTTTCGAGCGCTTGGCATGTTCTTTACCTACAAGGAGCAGGTCGCCAAGGCGGTCGACGGCAACGACATGCTGCCGGTCAACCCCAACCCAGAGGTGGCCTACGACTACACCCAGCGTGAGGCTCGCCGCGTCGAACGGCCAGCCTATGAGCGCAGCGTGCCTGGCATCGTGGTGCGTGAGGTCGACATCGATCTGGCCCACCGCGTCGTGAACGCCAAGCCTGGCTCGATCACCTTCCTTGCTGGAGCTCGGGCCGAATGAACCTGTGCTCCTTCCTCACCCACATGGTCGCCGTCTGGTTCGGCGCCGGCGTCGGCTTCCTGGCCGCCTCGATCCTGGCCATGGGCGGTGACGATTGACCGCCACCCAGATCAACTACAAGCCGCCTGGCCCGATCTCTCGGGCCTTCATGCTGTCCGACGACTTCTTCCGCGGCATCATGGGCCCCTTCGGATCCGGCAAGTCCACAGTCTGCGTCATGGAGATCCTGCGCAAGGCCAAGGACCAGCGCGTCGGAGCTGACGGCAAGAGACGCAGTCGCTGGGCTGTCGTTCGCAACACCTATCCCGAGCTGCGCACCACCACGATCAAGACCTGGCACCAGTGGGTGCCGACATCGATCGGCCGCTGGGTCGACACCGGCCCGCCCATGCATCACATCCAGGAAGGCGACCTCGACATCGAGGTGATCTTCGTCTCACTCGATCGCCCTGACGACGTGGCCAAGCTGCTCGGCATGGAGCTGACCGGCGCCTGGGTCGACGAAGCGCGTGAGATCCCCAAGGCCGTGATTGATGGCTTGACCGGCCGCGTCGGTCGCTACCCGTCGGTGCTCATGGGTGGCTGCACCTGGTCCGGCATCATCGCCTCGACCAACCCGTGCGACAACGATCACTGGTGGTACAAGCTGGCCGAAGAGGTCCACCCCGAGGGCTGGGCTTTTTTCAAGCAGCCGAGCGGTCTGTCACCGCAGGCCGAGAACCGAGAGAACCTGCCGCCGAACTACTACGAGCGCCAGGTGGCCGGCAAGGACGAGGACTGGGTCAAGGTCTACGTCCATGGCGAGTACGGCTTCGTGCGCGACGGCAAGCCGATCTATCCCGAGTACAAGGACAGCGTGCACTGCAAGGAGTTCGACGTGGTGCCGTCCTGGCCCATGTATGTTGGCATCGACTTCGGTCTGACGCCGGCGGCCGTGTTCGGCCAGAAGTCACCCATGGGTGGCTGGCGCTGGCACTCAGAGCTCGTGACCGAGGACATGGGCGCCAAGCGCTTCGCCGAGCTGCTGCGCAATGCCATGCACGAGCGCTACCCCGGCATGACGTTCGCCGCCATCACCGGTGACCCGGCTGGTGAAGGCCGAGCCCAGACCGACGAGACGACGCCTTTCCAGATCCTGCAGGCGGCTGGTGTCCAGGCACGGCCGGCACCGACCAACGACTACACCAAGCGGCGCGAGAGCGTGGCCATGTGCCTGTCGCGTCTGATCGATGGCCAGCCTGGCCTGTTGATTCATCCGCAATGCAAGACTTTACGCAAAGGCATGGCAGGCGGGTACAATTACAAGCGACTACAGGTCACGGGTGAAGAGAAATACCGCGACGTTCCAGACAAAGGCATGTATTCGCACGTGTGCGAAGCAGGCCAGTACATGCTGGTCGGTGCTGGTGAAGCCAAGACACTCGTCAAGCGCGATCGTCCGAACATGCGTCAGGCGACCGCGATCTCCAACTACAACATTATGGGGTGATCCTATGGGCGGTTTATTCGGTGGTGGTCCTTCTGCTCCTCCTCCTCCTCCAGCTCCTCCCGCGCCAGCTCCAGCTCCAACGCTGGACGTGGCACGTCAATCTCAACAGGCACAGGACGCGCAGGCCGGCCGCAAGGGGCGTGCAGCCACCGTGCTGACCAGCAACCAGGGCGACCTCACTGCGCCAAGCACAGCGACGAAGCAGTTGCTGGGGAGCTAAAACATGGACTCTCGCGTCGATGACATCATCCGGCGTCAGGAGAAGATGGCCACAGACCGTGCCGTCTTCGACAGCCATTGGCGCGAGATCGCCGAGCGCATCCTGCCACGTGCCGACCACTTCCGCGTCAACCGTCAGGCCGGTGACAAGCACACCGAAAAGATCTTCGACGCGACAGCCAATTTGGCGCTAGAGCGCTTTGCCGCGGCCATGGAGTCGATGCTCACGCCTCGCACCCAGCGCTGGCACAAGCTCAAGACCGGTGTCGACGAGCTCGATCAAGACCCTGCCGTGATGGCCTATTTGGACGAGGTCACCAAGATCCTTTTCTCGGTGCGCTACTCACCCAAGGCCAATTTCGCGAGCCAGGCCAACGAGTGCTACATGAGCCTCGGCGCCTTTGGCACTGGCGGCATGTTCATCGATGACCTGGTCGGCCGTGGCATCCGCTACCGCTCGATCCCGCTGTCTGAAATGTACGTGGCCGAAAACCACCAGGGCATGATCGACACGGTCCACCGCCGTTTCAACCTGACGGTGCGCCAGGCGGCCCAGCTCTGGGGTCGCGACAAGCTCTCCGAGAAGATGAAGAACGCGCTCGAAAAGAGCCCCGAGCAATCCTTCGAGTTCATCCATGCGGTGAGCCCACGCGAGGACGTCGACTACGGCAAGAAGAACTACAAGGGCATGCCCATCGCGAGCTGCTACGTCTCGATCGACGGCCGCAGCCTGATGAGCGAGGGCGGCTACCAGTCGATGCCCTACGCCGTTGGCCGCTACGTGACCGGACCCAAGGAGGTCTATGGCCGCAGTCCCGCCATGACCGTGCTGGCCGACATCAAGATGCTCAACGAGATGAGCAAGACGGTGATCCGCGCAGCCCACAAGCTGGTGGATCCTCCCTTGCTGCTGCAGGAAGACGGCGCACTCGCAGCCTTCGACCTGCGTCCTGGTGCGCTCAACTACGGTGGCGTCAACGAGCAGGGCCAGCAGCTCGTGCATGCGCTGCAGACCAATGCCCGCGTCGACATCGGCTTGGACATGATGGAGCAGCGCCGCAAGACCATCAACGACGCCTTCCTGGTCACGCTGTTCCAGATCCTGGTCGACGCACCGCAGATGACGGCCACCGAGGCCATGCTGCGTGCGCAAGAGAAGGGCGCGCTGCTCGCTCCCACCATGGGCCGTCAGCAGTCTGAATTCCTGGGCCCGCTCATCGAGCGCGAGATCGACATCCTGGCGCGAGCCGGCGTGCTGCCTCCCATGCCAGACGTCATCCGCGAAGCCGGTGGCCTCGTCGACATCGAGTATGTCAGCCCGCTCAACCGTGCCCAGCGCAGCGAGGAAGGCGTGGCCATCTTGCGCACGCTGGAGAGCCTGGCGCCGCTGGCCCAGATCGATCCCCGCGTGATGATGGTGTTCAACCCCGAGAAGACCGCACGCGAGCTCGCCGACATCAACGGCGTGCCGGCCAAGGTCATGCGCACACCCGACGAGATCCAGGCGATGGAAGACCAGCAGGCCCAGGCCTCGCAGGCCGCCCAGCTCCTGCAAGCAGCCCCCGTCGCATCAGGCGTGGTCAAGGACCTGGCGCAAGCCCAGTCCCTGGCCGGGTCTGCCCCTAGCCAAGCAGCACCAGGGATCTTCCCAACATGATCGGCAACCTGACGAAGAGCGTGCAACGCATCCTGAACCGCAAGTCGGCCTACCGCCGCACGTTCATGGATGCCTCGGGCAACATCTCACGGGATGCCGAGATCGTGCTGGCAGACCTGCGCAAGTTCTGCCGTGCCACGTCGTCCAGCGTGATGGTGTCGCCGATCACCAAGTCGATCGACCCGATCGCCATGGGCATGGCCGAAGGCCGGCGCGAGGTGTGGCTGCGCCTGATGGCCCACCTCCACATCGACGAGAAACAAGTCTTCAACCTTGAGGAGCCCAGCGATGGCAACTAAAGCAGCGGCCATGCTGGCCGGCGACAATCCAGCCGACGAAGAGATCGAGTACGGCAACGGCACACAGACCAGCACCAACAAGGTGGCGCACGAGTTTTTCTACGTGCTGCTGATGGCCGCGCCGCATGCCCACATCCTGCATCTGCAGACGCGCTCGATCGCCGAGCACCTGGCGCTCAACGAGCTCTACACCGGCCTGCCCGACCTCACCGACACGCTGATCGAAAGTTACCAGGGCAAGTACGGCCTGGTCATGGACTACCCCGCCAACGCCACGATGCCGACCATGTCGAGCCCCGCGGCCATGGTGATCGCGCTCAACAAGTATGTCGACGAGAAGCGCGCCGGTGTCAGCGACGACAGCGAGATTCAAAACGCAATCGACGAGATCGTCACCTTGCTCAACCAAAC